CGAATTCCCATAACATCACTAATCTTGTTGCCATCCTCATCTTCCTTCAGCTTCATCTTTTTCATTGCGACCACGATACTGCTTGCATAGATAAAGCCTTGACCACCCGAGATCTTGTCATCTGGGTCAAACATATCTTGACTTGCGTATGTGTGGTTAGTACAGACCAATCCTAGGTTTAGGTTACCAAACATATTAACACAATTACGAACCAAGGCTGTCAGTGCTTTGGGCTTACGACCCATATCACCTTTCATATCACCTGCTTCAAATTGATTAACGTCTGTGGGTGTTAGCATCATACCCAATGAGTCTAATACAAACAATACCTTGGGACGCTGGTCTTCTGAAATAGTTTTGTACTCTTTAACAAACTCCGAAATCATTTTAGCAACGTCATCGATCATTGCCATATTCAACTTCAACAGTTTGTCTTCACTAGTATCAACATCCAACGCCTTGAGCCAACCTTCGTCGAGTGCGTTTTCTGTGTCAATTAGGATACAGTAGATGCCCTGTGCTTGTGCGTTCTTGATCAGGTTACCTGAGCAGATATACGATTTACCTGCGCCAGATTCACCGGCAAAAACAGTGACCTTGCCCAAAGGAATACCTTTGTTAAAGTCAGCACTGATTAAATAATTCAGTGCAAAGTTGTTTGTGCTGATCCAATCTGTTGGATCATTAAATCCAAAGCCAATTCCATCAATTGCTTTGGTAATTGTTTTTCTAAATTTACTTACGTCAAATGGTTTTCCCATTATGATACTCCTTATTGAAAAAGATACACAGGTGAGTGGGGTACCAGTTTATCTGTCTGGCCCCAGATTCTCATCTCACCCGTGTACTGTGCCCTTTAGGCTTTTTGACGATTACGAATCATTGCCAGGATATCTTCTGCACGTTGGCTAGAAGCCTTGGCCTGTACTGGAGCAGAAGCTTCAGCTGGTTCAGCATCTTTTGATGCGGCTGCTGGTGCCGCACGTTCAAAAGGGATATCGTCTTCATCTACAGGAGCAGATGCCTTTACAGGAGATGGTGCGGCAGGTGCTGTGGAAGCGGCTGCTTTGTCGGATTGGAAGCCAGCTGGCTTGTAGTATTGACCCCAACGATCTGGATCATAGGGTTCGCCATCAACGCTGGCTTCAAACATTTCTTTAATAACCTTGAGTTCAACGTCTGTTGGCTTCTTGGGCAAGAAATCTGCCAGGTTGTAAAGACCAAACTTCTCAATCGCTTCTGCTTCGTCGGCAGTCAAAGAAGTTTCTTTACGTGCCCACTTACTTGTATTGTAGTCGGCATAGCCACACTTGCTAGTTTTAGTAACAGTAAAGTCCAAACCGGCATTGTAGTCTGTGGGCATATTTTCCAATTCAGGATCCATTAGAGCCGCTTTGATCAAATTAAAGATCTGTGGACTGATAATGAAACGACGGATTGGATTCTCGGGAGTTTTGTCATCGCTCAATGGATTGTCGTGTACAAAACCTTGGAAAAGATAAGATTTCTTTTTCCAGTACTTACGACCCATATCCTCAAGTTTAGGATCCTTGAACCAGCCACGCACTTCTGCTAGTACCGGGCAAGCCTCTCCCCACATTTCAACGCAAGGAACCTGCACCTGCACAGGCTTGCTGTCTGACTGGCCTTTAATGCCAGCAAACGGTAGCTTGATCATTGCTCGTTCGATCCAGAAAAATGTGTTTTTGGGGTCAGCATCTGGGAGAAAACGCAGTTTGGCACTAGTGCCTTCTGCAATGTTCCAGTGTGCAAAGATGGCATTGTCGCCACCTGATTGAGAGTTCCCACCACTGCGGGATTCTTGAGATTGTAGTCTTGCGCGGATTTCTGCTAGAGTTGTTGCCATGATGTTTCCTTTATAAATTAAGATGGTCTTAGAAGTGCTTTGATGTATACCAGCACTGTGCTAGTATACAACATAATTATTTATCTGTCTAGATAAATTTAAAGTTTTTTTGCCAAACCTGCAAGACGCAACAATTGGTCTATGCTTTCGGAGGGCTGAGCTTGCCCAACCGGTTGTGGTGCAACTGCTGGACTCTCGGGTCCGGGCTGGTTGGCTTGTGGAGTCAATTCACCTGCTTGTGGTGTAGTGGCGTCGGCTTGACTCTGTAGTATCTCGGTATATTCTTGTGCAAGGTCTTCAAAACCATTGTCGTGTAACCAGGCAATGATCACCGGACGTGCATCAGATTCTGGACTTTGGATACTCAGTTCATAGAACTCAGATTCCAGTTCGTCAGACCCGATTATGTCAGTCAATGCTGCGGACGCATCGTTTCCGTTTGGACCCACTGCTACCGGCTTGGCCATGATATCTTTCAATTGGTACAAGTCGTTGTTGTCTGGCTCGTCCCAGGTGCCTTCGGATATGTCGTGAGCCCAATCATCAAACTCAGCTACATAGGCATTCTCACGAGCAACTTGGCGCTTTTGATATGCACGATATACATGCGGCAATGCTTCGCTAAGTCTGTCGTCGAACACCTTCTTGACAAAGCGTTCTTTGAGAGCGTCCATATCCAAATCATCTTCTGTTATGATAGACTCAGCCGGCGCAAATGATTCACGGAAATGTGTGTAACCGCGGTGCCCGGTCATGGACAGTAGACCAGTTTTGAGTTCGTTATAACGGTCAGTGGCAGCTTCCACCATGCCAATGGTTTCAGCATCTTCAAATGTGCGATGACGCATGTTGCGCACAAAAACACTCATGTCCGACATTTCTTTGACCACGCCAACAATGTGCTGACCTATTTCATCTTGTATGATACCACCTTCGCTAATATGGCGTGCCATGGCCCTAGCTGGGTTCAACTTGGTGAACGGTAACAGGAATCTTTCGCCCAACTGTGTTTCTACAAATATAGCTTCGATGTTTCTGGTTCGAGCTCCAGACACTGTCTCATCTATGTTGTCTTTGTGGCGTACTACCAGGCGTACCGGTCCCACAGTCTGGTAACTGCTTCGTGTGCTGCCAAACATCTTGCTTTCTGCAATCTTGATGTCTGATTTATCATATGTACTATCCGCACCGCTAACATGCTCAAGGTCGCGCAGTCGCAAATTGCTACGTGTAATATCTCTGGTATCAAATGACAACAGGTTGCGTTTGGCAAAGTAACGCAGGTTACGTAAGAAATCAAACCATTCTGCACGTTGTTCAGAATTCAATTCCTGAGTAATGTTCTTGCTAAAGTAAACTTTTAAACTATGCTCATCCACTAAGCTAATTGTTATATTTCCAAAGTTTTCCCCAAGTTGGGATACATAATCAAAGTTGAAGAATCTTGCTTCGGTTGGATCTGTGGTGCTTTTGGCTGTGTCGTCGCCCACACTGACGTTTTCAAATCTTGAACGGATTTTATCAAACAGTTCTTCGGCAATTTTATTAATTTCTCTCATACAGTATTTATTCTTTTTACACCATTATAAATGGCATTGGCATTATGATATCGTCCATGGTATCACGAAGTTTGGCATCTAAATTGCTGTCGTAGTTCTGTAATGCTTGAATCATGCGTATAGCCAACAACATGGACATGACTAGATCATCAGTTTCCCCAACCTTGGCGGCAAATCCGGTACCGGCAGCTACAAATGTCTTTAGCTCACTGATGGTATTTGAGCTGGAAATAGTCATCTTTTTGGTCTCCAGCATGTTTTTAAACTTGGCGCATGCGGCTATCTTGCTCTTGTGTGTGGTGGTAAATCCCTTGCGATACTTGTGTCCTGCAGAACCTTTTTTGGGTTCACTTAAAAATATTCCCGGGATATTTTCTTCCCCCATTTGGGATATACTGATCAATGCAGCTTCACCTAGAGTATTGTTTTCTACACTGTAGTAGATGTCAGTAGAGCTGCCAATTTCGTCCATTATGTGCTGACATATATCACGCAACACCACTATCTGTTGTTGTACTCGCGTTTTATTGTGTTGCCATTCACCAACTTGTAAACAGCCCGGTAACTCCAACACTTGTATGGCCGCAGGGTCACCACCTGTACCCAAACTGGGGTCCAGTGCCACAATGTAGGTGTGTCCTCGCTTGGGACGTTTATACCAACGCACCTGTCCTTGACGATAAGCTGGTTCAATACCACCCAGCTCAGCTAACATGATAGAATTAATTAGCGTTTCATCATAGATCAAAAACTCGCAATTTTTTACTAAAATGCCATTGGCATAGAATCTATGATTTTTTTCTACTTCTAATAAATCGTAGACTGGCTCAATTTTAGCAAGGGTTACCGATACTACTGTATCAATTTTATCACTACATCTTATTTTGTGTCTAGGCCTAAGAGAACCAGCCTCAACAAATTCTAAATTTGGTTTATAAAATTTGTGGTCCAAGGTGCATACAATATTATGCATTGTGGTTTTGATTACCAAAGTTTGCTTGCTTCCTCGTAATAATAGGCCGGCAAAATTTGACCAACCGGTATCAGTCAGTACCTGTAACCCAATATTATTTTTTAGTAAGTCGTCCACGACTAAATCCTTGTAGTTGCATATTTTCTTTAAATTGTTTGTTTACAGTTCCGTTATTGTACCAAAGTAAACCGCGTTTATTGATTTGACTTTTTGGTAATCGCCCTTTAGTAAATCCATATGGGCACACATCACTATATGTTTCAATTTGAGTATTATTGTACCAGATTTTTCCAGCTGCTGCACCTGTTTTTCCTTTATGCGCATCACTAATACGTTTATTTCGTACCGGGTCCCGTGTGTAATCATAATACCCCGGGGACGCCCTAACCGTTTCCTGCGTTTTTCTTTCCGACTCAGACCAGCCGGTTCCTTTTTTTCTACCACCAACGCCTGGACGTTTTGTACCTGAATTTGCTGCCTTCTTCCCATACATGGGATTTTTATCACCTTGTCGCATAATAGACAATTTTTGTTTAATCTCTTCGGTGTGTTTGTACCCGCCCGGATTAGAATTTTTTAATATTTCGTATATTCTTTCTTCATCTTTCATGATGCCGGCTAAACTAAGCCAAGCAACTCTATCTTGCCAACGTCCGTATTGTTCGTATAACAATTTATGCGCTTGCGAGTGCTCTTCTATTGTTAATTCTACTAGGTTGTCTGTGTCATTTGTGCCACCTGCATGGCGTGGAACAATATGATGTTTATGTATTTTC